GTGTTGACCACCAGGCGCTGAAAACCACCCCGCGCCAGCGCTTCCATTGGCCACAGCATCAACGGCTGGCCAAGGACGGTCAGCAGCGGCTTGGGCTGGTTCAGGGTCAACGGATGCAGACGCGTGGCGTAACCGGCGGCAAGGATCGGGAAACTGGAGTCATACTTCGTTTTCGCACCTCGTTTACCTTTTACAGGGCTTTGAACCTCTTCCTTTTTCGCCTCTTTTGTTTTTCGTGGCACTTTTTAACGTTTTTACGGTAAAAATCTTAATTTTATTCTGATTCGTTAAAGCACAGTTTGACATTATGGCTAAAATCTGAATCATTGAGCTCCTTGATTAGCTTCCCGTACCAGGTTCTGAACTTCCGGTCAAACTGGAGCTTGTCTTGAACGATCCTGACGGTTGACGAGACGGTCGAGTGGTCGATGTTGGCTAGCCTTCCGATTTCCCATAGCGACATGGGCGAGTACTTTCTCAGGATGTAGACAACCGCATGTCTAGCCGGAATTACCTCCTTTTTTCTCGATCTTGAAGCGATCATGCCCGAACCTATCCCCGAATAGCACTCTACGAATTCAATTAAATTTTCAGCAAATTTGGGGCTAAATCGTATTTCGGCGTTGATATGCCTTGGCTGCCGTTCCATGCCGGCGAAGTAGTACGGGTGGATTTTCAGCATGACCGGACGCATTTGATACCGTTCAGCGGGCAGGAGCAGCGTTCATCGCACTTGACAAGCTCGGGGTTGAAGTTTCCGTCCTCGTCGATGTCTGGCACGTCATCCAGGTTAGCGAAGTTGCAACGAGCGAACCCCGTGAAGATCTCTCGTGGGGTTTTGGCACCCTGGGCGATGATTGCCCGTACCTGGCAGGGGAACTGGTCCCTGAGCTTCTCCACCCAGATGCGGAACTGGTTGTCCGGGAACTCATCCAGCCAGAAGTAATGGCCGGCGATCTTGACCACGTCCTGCCTCTCCAGCAGGTCGGATGGCGAGAAACACCCGATCTCGATTGGTTCTTTCATAGCTCCAGCGATTTAAGCGTGTTAATCGTTTGCTCGCGTTGTCTCATCAGCTCCAGTGCTGGAAACGTTCCAGCGGGGTGCATTTCCAGGAACTGGGTCATCGTGATCCGGTTGTCCAGGTTCGAGCGGTGATCCGGGAACCGGTTGATGTAATCGGCCCGGTGGGCGATCTCCTCCGGGTACGGGTCTCTTTCACCGGCCTTGTGCGGGTCATAATTCCGGTCCACCCTCGGGCTGAGCAGCTGCATGATGGCACCGATGGACGGGCCCTTCAGGATGGCCGACCCGTTCAGGATGGCTTTTCGCAAGGCCAGGAGCGAGTTCCAGCGAATGCCAGGGTATTCCTCGAGCAGTGTTGACTTCATCGTCTGGGCGTGGTGCTCCTTGTACTCGCGGTTCTCGGAGTTGCCGATATCGAGTAGCAGGAACAGGCAACCGTATGTCAGCAGGTTATGGCCGCCATCGCGAACGGTTTCCTGGTCTGTCTGGGCGATGGTCTTGTCGTGGAGATAAAGCCGGTAAATAGTCAGGAACTCGGTCTTGTCGTGGTTTTCGCTGTACTGGTTCATGTGAGTATGCCTTGAATTTGCGGTTTTTTATCCCTTGCCGGCAGTATGGCCTTGCAAGCGTCCTGGATGAAGAAAGACCTCAGCGTCTCGAGGGTGTACTTTCGAAAATCGCCGGCGAATTGTTTTTTCTTGATCCACTTGTCGCAGAACTCTTTCATGGCCGGCGGGTAGAACCCGAACTGGTCGCACAGTTCAGCTTGCGTGGTTTGGTTCAGGGCTGTTTTGAGTTCTTCAATCGAATTTAAAAACCCACCAGGGGTGTGTGTGTGGCTGCTGGCCGCTCGCGGCTGGTTTTCCTCACCCTCCTTTCCAAATCCCACACACTCCATTCCACTTCCTTTTCCTTTTCCTATTCCCTTTCCTGTACTTCCCCGATGTTTCACCGATGTTTCCCCATTGTTTCCCCGATGCTTCACAGTTGTTTCACCGACAGGGTTATTTTCAGGCTCTACAGCTTGTTTTTCAGGCTCTACAGCTTCATCTTCGCTCGGGTACAGCGGCAAGTACATCGCCTCCTTACCGGTGATACGCTGGTGCTTGGTGAAGTTGATCACCTCCCCGTAGGTCTTGCCTCCAGCCTCGTACTTCCTGATCAAGCCGGCTTCATCGAGCAGTTCTAGCGTCAGACCCATGTCGAACTGCAAGAAGGGCAAAACGTCAAGCTTGATGGTCCGTGGCTTCCACTCGAAATGACCGTCCTTGTCGCACAAGGTCCACAACCCGGCGAAGGTCAACATGCAGTAATTTCCAGGATGCTGTATCTCGAGGTCTTGCAATCCCTCGTGCCTGAAAAAATCAGGCTTGATGCTCCTTATCC